TACAGCTCCCTTTCCCTTGTTCATATCTTGTCTTAAATCTTTTATATCTTTACGCATTTCATCTATTGCTTTAAATAATGTTTTCATTCTTTCTGCACAGATGGCTTCATGTTTTGATAATCTTATGCCTGTCATTTGACTTGTTAATTCTTTTGCTGTTAAAATTTTTTTTCTAGGCATCTTCTTCCTCTACATTCTTTTCAATACATCCAAATTTAACATATAGTTTATTTTTATTTACCAGCTCTTGTTTCATTTCTTTTATTTTAGAACCAGCAATACTATACCCTCCTATACCACAATTATAAAATGTATCAAATATTATAGCAGGTGAATAAGGTTTTTCACAAGTGCCTGATAAAGCTGAACATAATTGTATTATTAAAACAAATTTCATAATTTAAAATGTTATTATTTTTATCCACCTTGGTTTTCTGTAGCAAATAAACTTTCACTATACTTTCTTCCTGTTGCAGACCATGAAGATGAATCGTGATCCCAAACAAATTCATTTTCTTCTGCATCATAACCTAAAAAACGTAAATTTCTTTCTTCCCAATATACTGTATATTGTGGTGGTGGATTTAATGTTGGGTCTCCATAAGTTATAGAACTAGGATATGGGATAGGTGGTGTCCATTCATTGTTTTCATCTAAAGACCAAGAACGATAAATTCTTTTATCTATAAATTCATCTGCTGCAACGTCATAATAACCACCTATTTGTGCATAACGACCTCTAAAATTTGCAGTATATGAAGTTTGTTTCCAATTCTCTCCTCCAAAAAAATTCTTACACCATGTTTCACCATCAACGTGCATATCGTTTTCTCCCAAAGGTCCATCAGATGTAGAAATATCATCTGCTACAACTACTATATTTTTAACAACTAAAAGTGTATTAGAAGTGTAACCTGATGGGTCTATTTCTAATTCAAGTTTTGCAAAATGTGCCATGTTTATATGTTACTATTTCTAAACCAAGAAGGCAATCCTAAATGAGGTCTACCCTCAAAAGCATTAGACTTTGCGTTTTTAGTTGAATGATTATTATAATGTAAAAATACTTGACCACAATTTTTTCCTTTGAAAGGTTCTCTCCAATGTTCTAACAAACCACCTTTATAAATAAGAACATCACCAGGATTTAAATCAACTTTAAAACCTTTTGATTTAGATGGAATATAATTATCAGAAGTAAATTTGCCATCTGATTCTTTTGTAGCAATATAAATAGACCACTTATCTCCACCTAAATTTATTGTAGTAGATATTTCACAACTAAATCTATCTTTGTGTCTTTTAAGAATATCACCTTTTTTATATATTCTTGCATAAGCATAAGTTTCAATTAGTTTTGTATTAGTGTGTTTTTCTATTAAAGGTTTTGCAATTTTTAATAATGTTTCCATAGCTACATCTCCATAAATAGAATATGTATGTGGAACTTGACCATTAACAGGATCTTCATAATAACCCCAATCTTTACAAAAAGGTGCTATATATTTTGTTTTAAATAAAGTGTCTGCAACTTTTCTTTTTAATAAAAAATATTCATACAAAAAATTTGCTATATTAGGATCAATTAAATTTCTAATAATCTCATATCCTTTTTTATTAAACATATTATCTTTCATTATCTAAATGGGTAACCTAAATTCCAACATACTAAACTATATCTTGTACCTTTTGTTACTGGTTTTACTCTATGCCACACAAAACTAGGAAATACAACTATAGAACCTTTTGGTTTTATTTCAGGACATTTTCTAATTAAATGTGATTTATCTTTATTTCTAAATTGGAATTCTAAATCACCACCTTTATAATCTTTTGGGTCTGACAAAGAAATAGTTACAGATAATTTTCTTATCTTACCATGTAAATTTACATCATGAGGTCTATTGTATGGAAATGACCAACTATCAGTATGCCAACCATAAAATTGACCTAAATTATATTTTGTAAATTGACAACTTTCTGTAAAATCAAATTCAAAATTCCAACCAGCATTTTTATTTGCTGTATGAATGTAAGGTTGCACTTCGTTATAAATCCATCTTTCATCTAACCAAACAATGTTTGAATCTCTTTTTTTTCTTAAATCTAATAAATCTTTTTTTGATAATTTTTTACGTTTTGTAATTTTTTTTTTGGATATAATTTCTCCTGATTGATTAGTAATATTACCAGTTAAAGCTATTTGATCTTTTAAAGATAATGCGTATTCTACTAATTGATCACAAAATTTATTTGATAAAGCACTTTGAAAATACCAAAAGTGATGATTTAAATTCATATATAAATAGATATTAACTACCTAATACAAAAGTTCCTGACGTTACAAATTTAGCAGTATAAGAGCCATCTGGTTGTGGTTCTAGTGTATTTGATCCTGGTGATACAGTTACTATTGGATGATGATCTGCTGGTACACCAATAAATACAACACCTGATCCTCCAGATAAACCAGCTTTATTAGATTTTCCTTGGCACTCTCCACCATTACCAGTATTTGATGTGGATGGAGTTGATCCTGTTGATCTACCACCAACTGCATAAGTTCCAGGTATAAGTGGTGTTGTGCCTCCAACACCTCCAGCACCATTTCCTGATGGTTGTCCTGCACCACCAGCACCTCCACCTCCTCCTCCTGGTTGAGGGGGTGATCCGCCAGAACCACCTGGATTTCCAAAACTTCCTCCTGAACCTGCTGATCTGTTTGGATTAGCTGCACCACCTCCAGAACCTCCACCAGGGTCTGATGACGATCCACCTGATGGACAACCACCTCCAGCACCATAGCCACCACCTTTAGCTACTGTTGAACTTGAATTAAAACCTGAGTCTCCACCATTTGATCCATTTCCTCCACAACCTGATGAAGGAGGACCACCTGCACCACCTCCACCAACTGTTACAGGATATGTTGTGTCTAAATCTATTGTTACAGTAGCAGGAACAAAAGCTCCAGCTCCTCCGCCACCGCCATTATTTCCAGTAGAGCCACCACCTCCACCGCCACCGCCAATAACTAAAATACTAGCTTCGTATGGTGCTAATGCTGCAGCTCCTCCACCTGATCCAAAACCTAAAATTTGAAAACCAAAAGACTTACCTTTTCTTGATTGAATATTTCTTGTATTTTTTCCAGATGTTAATTTTTCTTTTATATCTCTCATACTAAACTATTATTATTTTTAAGAGTCGTTAGCAGCATTTGTAGTAAAAAATAATTTTATTCCAAGTAATCTTGCATCAGCATTTAAATCATCTGCTGATACATCTCTTGATACCTGAAAGAAAACATATTCATCAGCACCAGGAGATCCAGCTATTGTTACCGCACCACTTTCAGCACTTACATCTAAATCGTTAGAAGTTCCACTATGAGCTTTTGCTGTAGCAACTACTTGTGTTCCAAAAGCTGTATTTAAATCTCCACTATCAGCTAAAGCTACTGCTGATAATCCCCATGCAGTAGTTCCTGTATCTGTTGATGTTGCAGTAAAAAATGCTTGAAAAGTTACTGTTCCAGCGTTCCATGATTTAGGAAATGCAACAGCAAACTGTGCAAACTCGTCAGAGTCTTTATCAAAATCTAAAACTTTTATTTCTGGTCCATTTGATAATTCTACTTGTGCTGCTTCTGCACCATTAGTTGTGTTTGCATACATAGCAACTGCTGGAATCCAAATTGTTTCTTTTCCAGCTACTTTTACAGCAGTTCCACCTGATTGTAAAACACCAGTTCCTTTTGGTGCTAAATTAATATTTATATTAGTATCTCCTCCAGACGCAGTAAAAGTAGGTGAATTTCCAGTATCTGCGTTTGCAAAAGTTAATTCATTTACTGCCGAACCTGTTGCAGTTAATTTAAATAATTCATTGCCATTTGTATCTAAAATTGAAGTTCCTATTTTAGGTGATGTTAAAGTTTTATTAGTTAATGTTTGTGTACCATCTGTTGTTACATCACCAGAACCATCAGCACCAGAATAGCTAAAATGCACTCCAACACCATCATTATCTGAAAATGATCCTGCACTTACTATGTGAGTTACTGGAACTTTAGTATAACCTGAAGCGTCAGTAACAGCACCAGATACTTTAAATGTTGCGTAAGTAGATGGAGTTCCTTCTTTAGTTACAGTTACGATACCTCTCGCTGTTGAATTAGATACATCATCCCAAGATTGTACAAATGAAGATATATCAGCACCAGCATCATCCGCATCATCTACATATAAGATTGAAACACTTGATAATGTACCATTATTAAAAGCAATTTTACCAGCACCTGGATCAGCATCACTTGTTGTACTTTCAAATGTCATTGATAACTGTGAGTTAGTACCAGCAGCTCCAGTAGCACCAGTTGATCCTGTGCTTCCTGTAGCACCTGTAGAACCAGTATCTCCTTTATCTCCAGTTCTTGTAAAGTGAACTGATAATTCATCTGCTGCTGAAAAAGTATTATTTGAAACTAAATGTGTAACAGTCAATTTGTTATAACCAGAAGCATCTGTTGATGATCCTGTTATAGAAAATCTTGCATAAGTTGAACTATCATTAATATCTACAATGTGTAAATAACCTTTGATAGTAGATGTTGAATCATCCCAAGTTAAAACATCAGAGGAAGTAGTTGCACCATTAGCATCTGCATCATCTATATAAATTTCTGAAACTGATGCGTATGTA